CCACTCGCGTGACATGAGCCCCGTAGCGGGGTCAACCACCGGTACGCGAGGCGCGGGGATTTGAGTAATGTTCATGCTTTGGTGGCCGTCACATCAAGTTCAGCCGCCATGATGGCAATCTTGACCGGATCGGTGCCTGAAATCTCATACACTCGATCACGCAACTTTTCAGTCATGCCAAGGCGACGCCAAATGACGCGGGTGCCGTACGCGCCTATACCGCCCATTGATCTTGAATGCTCGTTTGACCAAGTGTGACCACCATCGTCTGACCAGCGCAACATTACCAAAGGCTGCACAAAATCGTCTACGGACATGATAATTTCAATTTCATCAACGATACCGATTGAGCCCGATACGATCATGGGGCTCAAGTAGACGCGCCCTGGTATCTCGGTTTTGCCTTGTAGACCCACACCGGATTCGCAAATTAATTTAAGCGAGTGTTGAGCGGTACGGGTAAAGTTATTGGTGCCGGTGGGCAATGCCCGCCATGAGCGCAACCACTTCTGAGTGCGTGGGCCGTCAGCGTAGACTTCTAAATCAAAGGCGTACAAATTGCCGTTTTGATAGTCACCTACAATAACTTCGTTATTAAAAAACATTTGGCAATTGCTACGATGACGACTAAAGTCACCGTTACTAAAACTTGCTCGCTCATGCCATGCTTGCGCCGCCACATCAAACACCCAAGTTGCCTTGGCTGTAGGGAATGTTAAGACGTAAAACGAATGACCGTCTTGCTGATAAGTGTAAGCAATGGCGTCCGAGATGTCGCCGTATTGTTGAATTTGCCACTCTACTGCGTGAGTGCTGATACGCACACCGGTGTAGCCTTGCGAGCGGTAAACAATACCTTGCCCACGATTATCTGCGCCTAGCCAAAACAAACCGTTGTCTAGTTTGGCTACCGAAAAGGTTGCAGCACACCCAATCTCGTTAAACGCGCCTTGAATGCGCGCTAGAGGAAACCCTGAGCCTGGGGCGGCGTCGTACCAAACTTCAACCGAAGTTGTGCCAAATAGCCAAACTTCAGAATGGTCGGTAATGGATGACACTAAACCATCGGGGCTACCCTCGGCACTTGCAAAATCAAGCGGGTCAACAGCAAGTGGGTTGAGCAATGCTGTTACCCACACACGCTGGCTATCGGGTTCAATAAATACGAAATACCCGTCAAGATACGACACCGTTAACGCGCCAGGGAAGTCTACGTCTGTAATCTGAACAAATACGGTAGTTGTGGCGTTGTAGACAAAACTTGGCCCATTGCAAGCCACAAACAAATAGTTACCATCATCAGCCATTGACACGGGGCCATCGTTAGCGACCGTGCCTAAATATGTAACAACATACTGGTCATCAATGCGGTATAACGAATTGCCCGACACAACGTAAGCGTAACCGCCGTATTGCCAAAGCCCACGCACGGGGCCTGTGCCGACCGCAACTAATAACTTAAGCCCTGGAGCCCTGTTTAGAAACGCAGGTTCTAGCCCGCCCTCGGCTACCACCTCGGGAAACAAGTTGACCATGCGATTGTTGGCCGCGTTGATGCTGCGAGTCACATAGGATGAACCGAGGATAGGTGAACGCATTAATAGTTGCCCGCAAAGATATTGAAGCGCTGACGCGTTGCAACAATTGAGTACGGCAACGACATAATGTCGTCAGGGTTGTTGATACGTTTGAGATTGCGCTTAGAGTACATTGCAATGCGCGACACTTGAGGGCTAGGCTCAACACCAAACTCAGGTGCAATCTCACACGCCAAGTTGTACCGAAAGGCTCTGAGATAGCCTGGGGGAAACGCCAAGGGCGTAGACAACAACGCAGCGGTAGTCAGCTCCTCAACCGACACAATGTGCCACTCCAGTACCTTGGTGGGCACCGGATAGACGGTCATCGTAATGTCGGGGTAAGTCATATTGACAAACATGACTTGTGGGTAAGTGGACGTCACGGTCTTGACCGCAATGCCGTTGTACTGCTGTTGGTTAACTAACTTAATACCAAAAGAAATGCCCGAGGACGCATCTTTAAAGTAAGTTGAGTCATCTATCAGGATGGGTCTGTTACCTACAAAATCGCCCGTGGGGCCAAGCGTACGGGTAGCAAAATTTGGTGCCCAAGAAAAGACTTGGTCTTGCGTTGAGAACACCGACAAGCGCTCGGTGTTCCATGAATCGATCATCTGATTGAGTGCGGCTAACGCATCATTAGCGGTCGCAGCCGACGGTTCTTCACCTTCAGCCAGTTGACCGATTAGGCGTAACGCCCCATTGATTTGATCACCGGCTGTGGTTGTGGTCATACTTACTCCGTTTTACGACGTCGTTTTAGCTCATTCACAGGCGCAGCCTCAATTTTAGGCGCGTCTAAATTGTACACTTCCCACCCGTTTTTGACGTCATCTTCGGCTTCCGCATCGGAAATTGCCACCTTGTTGCCGTGTACGGGGTGTTTAAGATAAATGTGCATTCAGAATCCTTGTGCGAGGGGTGAGGATCACCCACCCCTCTACGCGTTAACCAGCGACGCGGTAAGCGACGTAAGTTGCGTCAGCGGTCTTGCGAACACGCCAATTGCACGATGTTGCAGCCGAAACAGCAGCAGTACCAACCAAGGTAACGCCGGTGTTTGCGGTTACGGTTGCAGCGTTAGTTGCGCCCGTGTTGATAATGAAAAAGTCAAACGAACTGTTGACTTTCATGCTACCGAAAGCTGCGTCAAGATCAGTACCCAAGGGCATGGTCAAGGCCACGGCTGCGCCGGTGTAGGTGATAATGCCGGTTGCTAATTCAGCGGCGGTCAGAGTGGCCGCTGCTGTTTTAGCTACTGGTGTTGATTGAGTACCGAGGATAACCTCGCCAAGATTGCCGTCGCCAAGCTGATAGCCGCCTGCGCCATTTGGAAGTGCCATGATGAAATTCCTTTAAAAAGTTTAGAAGAAGGGGCTTACGCCCCCACTCTGTTTAGCCCCACAAACGCACGGCGGTAACCGGACGAATGGCTGCAAAACCGTACAAAACGTCCACACGGCAAGGCATACGGTCGTTGTTGATGTCGTACTGACGTACGATACGCAACGAAATACCGTTATGGACTTGGCGCGAAGCCATGTCCACACCCTGTGGCAACAGCAAGTCAGCAGTCGCTAACGTGATCGCATCTTTGTGATAGATCAAGTTTTGCGGGTACGCTGTAGCTGAACCACCCAAGAACGTCAGCACAGCGCTAGCTGCTGGGAACGCATTGATAGTAGCCAAGGCGTTAGCTGAAGTAAACATAGGTGGTTGAACTGTCAGCGTTGCGGTAGTTGTTGACGAAACAGTTACGTCAGCAGTTACAACAAACTGTTGCAGCGAGCCAGTTGTTTGACGGGTTTGTGGGTTGACTGCAAACACGCCAGCGATGGTGAAGATGTCACCAATCTTGAACGTGGGTGAGCCGCTTGTGAAGCTGATAGCAAGCGAGGTTGAACCTTCAGTCGTAACCGCAGTTGCCACGATCGGCGCAGTTGGTGTAACACCGGTGGTGTGCTGAACAATCGACTGTGACATATTGATCTCGTCCAAGCCCAATACGCCTTCGCCCATCATACCGTTTTTGAACTGACGGCTGATAGTACCAGTTGGGTTAAACAGACCTTTCAAGCCCTCGACCAAACCGGCGTTGGCGGCTGGGTTAACAGTCGCATAACGTGGGCTCATGGGGGTGGCAAACTCGTTAAGTTTCTGTTGTGCTGCAAGCAAAACAGCAGAAGTCGAAGGAGTCGTGCCAGGAGTGCCTACTGCGTTGTAAATGCTTTTGTAGACAGAAGCTACGTCAGCGTCAACGCTTGATGCCAATTGCGACACACGGGGCTTGAGAACGCGTTCTGCAAAATCATCTAATTGCATGGTGAGTTCAGCAGACGTGAAGTTCACGCCAATGTGCTTTTGACTTGCAACAGCCAAAGTTGTGAATTGCTCGTTGTCGTCTTGCACCTGCAAGGCGGCACCGTCGGTCACCAAGGCGCGGTCAGGTAGACGAATACGCAGAGTTGAACCAATTTTTGCGCCTTCAACGGCGAATGAATCGTCGTACTGACGATTGACGTTGCGACTGATCACCAAGTTGTTCTCGAGGATTTCGAGGGATTTACGGGTGATCATGTCAATGGTTAGAATGCTATTTGCCATGATAATTCCTAAAATAAGTTAGCGGAGGGTACGCGCTTCGTGCTTCTTTATCTGTCGCAATCTTTCTGCCTCAATCCACTCGGAAGTAGACATTGACTTGATAGAGCGTGGATCAGTCGTATCGTATGCCGGTGAACCGGATGAACGTGCTGAAACAGGTGAAATAGGCGCTGGTGCGTTGGACGTCTTTTTGACCGGTGGATTTGCGGCTAACTGAGCCTCAATCTTTCCGATCTCTTTGGCTTGCATGATAGGCGAAAGACGTGAAATCCGTTCCGCTTCTCGGGGGTTTGCACCTAAGTGATAAGCCACTTCGGGGCCATTGTCCGAGGCCTGAATAGATTGAGCCATCACGGTAGTAATCGGCAGATTCGGGTTGTATGCGACTTGTTCAAAGTCCTCATACTTCGCACGAACTTCCTCTTCCTTGTCGTGATAGGTTTCGAGTATTTCAGCTTGTTGCTTGCGTTGCTCACGCTCCGCTAGTTTTTGCTCCGCACGTTGTTCTGCCAAGGCTTCGACATAATCTTCGTTTGAGGCAAACTGCTCGGGCGTGACCGGTGCTTGAGGCGCAACAGGTTGAACCGCTCTTTCCCTTTCCCACTTTCGCTGCTCGCGTGCGAGCCGCTTGCCGATGGCTGCGTCTAATTCCTCTTGTGAGAAGGTCTTAGGTGCTGCTTCGGGTACTTCCGGCGCAGATACTTCAACTACCGGTTCTGCCGTAACTTCCGGTGCTGGCGCGGGTACTTCCGCTGAACTTACTTCTTCTGACATTTGTAACTCCGAGGAGTCCTGGTGGATCGCACCAGTACGATTAGTATATTACTTAGGTTCTACGGGTGCAACATAATTCGGATCATGCGCCCATTGCAGGGGCGGCAAAGCTGCTAATTGAGCAACAGTTGTACAAGCCTCAATGACTACCCGATAGTCAGCGGCTTGGGTGCGAATGGTTTGCCGCCATGTGTTCCATGCCGCAGGGACAGTTGAGCCAGTTTCAACAGCCTTAACCACCATCCAGTCGGTAGGCAAGAGGATTGAGTAGGCAGCAGCGTTTGTGGCGTTAACCGCCCGCATTTGGCACTCAAACAAGTCTTTAGGTGTGTTGACGTAGGTAATCTGCGCGCCGTTAATTGTTTCTGTAACTATGTAGTAATAGTCATTGGCAGGTTCATTGGTGTACGTTACTAGCTGCGCGCCAATAGCCGCCATGTCTTCGGCGGTTGCAAGGGCAAACCAGTTTTCAGGGTATTGATTGCCGTCAAAAGTAAAAGGTGTGCCTTGCCCAATGTAACGACCATCAGAAAGTAGGTAAATCATTATGGGTTTCCTTGAGCATTGGCGTATTTAGTAACCGCGCCGTTTGTCGATACCGAGTAAGTGTTGCTTGTGGCTAAGTTGTACAAGGCTGACGCTGAACGGACTTTAAATCCGTTAGAAAGTTTGTCCACGTTAGTGCCAAAAGTTACCGCATTACCATTAATTGTCATGGCTGTTGGCACACCGTTCAAATACACAAACGGGCCATCTGCATTTAAATTGCCGGTAAATGACCCGCTTGTTGTGACGGTGCCCGCCGATATGTTGAATGTGTTTAGAGCTACAAAACCTGTGGGGGGTGTGTAGGTGAAGGGGCGTTGACCGAAGTTAATAGAGCCAGCAGAGCCATTTCTTCCAACAGCCGGAACGGGATTTACTAAACTCGTTACAGTCGTTTGCAAAACATTATTTTTATAGATAGCGCAAGTATTAGCAGCGGTATCTAACGCAAGACCGATAACGTCAGTAGTTGTGTACGTTGCAACAGTTGCGATAGGCAAAGTATTTACAAATATTTGTCCTGAAGTTCCGAAATACCCAAACGAACCTGTCACTCCTCCTGGATAGCTAGTGTTACTTTGAGAAGTTGTTGCTGTTCCAACTAGACTGTTTGCATTAGCTTGTATTTCCCAATACCATTTACCAGATGTCGGAAATATTGAAGCACGAACCATTACATCAGAAGCACTACCTGTATAAGTTAAATTACCGTTAGTTAAAGTAACACCACCGCTATCCAACGGATTCAACACAGCAAAGTTAGCCGCCGTAGCACTTGTAAGCGTAGGCACATCGGTCATGGAGTCATACGTTGCGCCAGCCGCAACACTAATATTTCGTGGATACCAGTCGTTGTCTACGCGAACACCGTCGACCGTGATGCGAATAGCACCATTTGCACCCGCGTAACCAATAAAGCTAGTTCCTGTTCCCGCAGTACCACCTGTACCGATAGCATATGAAATGCTGCCGCTAATAGCGCCAGGCGCGTAGGTTTTTTTAGTGTACCCACCTGACCCACCACCACCGCCAGCCGCCGTAGACGGGTTGCCACCATTGCCCCCTCCACCACTTGGCCCAACAGTCGATGCTGCGGTGTTAGTTAAACCACCAAGACCACCCCCGCCTACGCCATTTGCGCCAGCTCGATTGCCTGTAGTAAATGTTGTGGACCCTGTATTGCCGGTTGTATTAACATCGCCGCCTGATGCTGTACCGCCTGCACCGCCGCCGCCGTTAACCACACTATCATGCCCGCCTGTGCCGCCAATACCGCCATTAGCAGTAAGCGAACCAAAGGTAGTAGCTCCACCAGTACCCGCAGTTGGTGCGGGGCCTGCTGCGCTTGTCCCCGCGCCGCCGCCGCCCGCGCCCCAACACTCCACAACTAAAGACGATGAGTAAGCAGGGATGGTGTAATTGCCTGAACCTGACGTAATGCGCGTTGCTGGGATGGCGTCATACCCAAGCGTTAATGCAGATGTTGGATCGTTATACGTTAAGTAAAAACCGTTTAGACCATACGTCCCTGCGTACCGTATAGGTTGCCATACGCTTGTTGTGGGGTTGGTTGCGCCAAAACTAGAAGGAGTTAATGCCTGACCGTCGATGAAATTGACTTCTGCCATCTCACCATCAAAGTACACAAGCCCCGTTGCAAAGCCAAGGTTAGTTACAGTCGAGGCAGTATTTAACGCCCAAGCAGCGGCACTTGGCCCTGTGCTTGTACCAAACGATGTAATTTGTACGCCATTGATGTAAATGTTAAGCGCGGTAGAGCTATTGCTTGCGACAACAATGTGATACCAAGCCGATGGGTCGCGAAATACCGCAGTAGTAATGCGTCGAGCTTCTACTGCGGCGCTTACATAATTAATAACTTCTAACTGATTGTTTGTAAATTTAATGGTGCATTCGTTTGTCCCACCATTGCCATTACCAAACAAAACAACAGCGTTGCCTGGTGACCAATAGCCAATTTTTACCCACGCGCTCCAAGTCCATACAGCGTTGTTGGTAACTGTAGCGGTATTAGTACGGCTTAAAAGTGCAGACGCAGAATTACGAAACCGCAGCGAGCGTGTGAGATTGTAGCCAGTTGCCGCAGAGTTGCTCCCGATTACAAACATTATGCAACCCCTAAGCTGCGACCTACTTCAAGCATATTTGTGCCATCTGAGCGCCATGTGATGAGGTCTTTAGAACCCGCTGCTGTAGATAGCGTTGGTGCTGTGCCGCCCGTGAAGTCAAACACAGCGTTCCAGCTAATCGTGCGTGAGCCTGTACCGTCTTGGATAATCAACAACGAGTAGAACCCACCGTCCACCAAGTTAGTAGGCGCAGCAAATGTCCTGTTGCCACCGAGCGTGACTTGCGCTACCTGACCAAGAGATGTATCCCAGTTAAGCGTTGCACCGTCTGTCAGAGTGATTGCTGGCGAGTACCCAGTACCGACTACGGCAAGTTTAGCCGCAGGCGTAGTTGTACCGATACCGACGTTACCCGCAAAATAGTTAACAGCCGTACCCGCAGCGTAGAAGTTAAAACGACCTGTGCCGCTTGCGATGTTGCCGTAAAAACCGTAGTTGTTTGTTGCTCCTGTGAGGGTACTCTCGGCTCTAAAACCAAACTGATTTGTTACAGTCGAACCCACCCCAAAAGTTTGTTGTGTCGCAGTAAAATGACGTAAATTAGGTAGTGTAAATGCGGTGGCTGCCGTTCCAGGATTGCTGCTATAAGAATTATATTGAGTGGTTACATCGCTTTGAATTGAGCTATTTACAATAATATTATTTACAGTTGCTGCGCCTGTAGCAAGATTGCTACCTAGTAAAGTAATAGTAGAAGCGGCAGGTACTGCACCAATCCCCAACTTGCCCTGCATAAAATTAGCACCCGCACCACTAGCGTACAGGTTGTAATCACTTGCGTTGGTGAGTGTGAGTTGACTTGTAGCGGATAGACTTGTAAATGCACCCGCAGCAGGAGTGGTTGCGCCAACCGTTCCGTTAATGTTAATTGATGCCGTACCCGTCAGGTTAGTGACCGTACCGCTTGATGGTGTGCCTAGCGCACCGCCGTTGATAACAAAAGCACCTGCTGTACCAACGTTAACACCTAGCGCGGCAACAACACCCGTACCTAATGACGTAACACCAGTACCACCATTGGCAACCGCTAACGTGCCACCCAAGGTCAACGTACCGGATGCTGTGATCGGCCCGCCGGTCAAGGTCAAACCTGTTGTGCCGCCCGAGCCGTTAACCGAGGTGACTGTACCCGTACCTGCTACAGACACCCAAGCAGGAAGACCAGCGGCAAGTGCTAGCACTTGTCCGTTTGTGCCTTTGGGCAGCAACGCAGTTGCGCCAGCACCCGTTTGATAGGGTATTGATCCTGACAACCCACCCGCAATGTTAGTGGCGGTTGTAGCACTTGTTGCGTTCGTTGCGTTTGTGGCGTTCGTAACAAAAGTCGCACCGATTACCGATACGACTTGCGCCGCAGTAGCCGCTGTCATGGCAGATGCGCCATTGCCAAAAACCAAGCCCGAAAGCGTTGTGGCGCCCGTGCCACCGTAAGCAACCGCAATGGTCGAGCCGTTCCACGCACCGGCAAGTACCGCACCGGTCAACGTAATGTTACGAAAGGTTGCATCGTTTGATGCGTCTTTGACCGATAACGTGCCGTTGACAGCAGGTACGGTAATCGTAAAGTTACCGACTGCATCAGCAGAAGATAAGGTGGTTGTGCCGCCTAATGTATCGGCATTAAAGATTAAGCGGCTCATGGCAACCCTTTATTCGTAGATGACAGTTGCAGAAACCGTACCGCTAATCACCACGTTTAGCCCTTGGTTAAAAAAGCTGCCGTCGTAATTACCCATTGGGTAGTAGGTAGCCGCAACTGGCGTAAACACGCCAAACATTGTGGTAGCGGTGCCTGATTGCACGTCATAAATGGTGATTGTGGGCGTGGCAGACGCAGCACTTACAAAGATGCCCTTGATCTTGCCTTGACCAACTTTGATTTGTTTAGACGCCGTGATGTAGGTGTAATTTGCCATGATATGCCTTACGAAAGGAATTTGAGTCGATAAAGCGTGGAAAGATAAAGGGTAATGATTTCGTCAATCAAATTCTGTAAAGCCGAATCTGTTTTGTCGCAAATGTCGTAGCGATATTTTTCAATGTCTTCAAGCTGGTCTTCCAAGAACTCGGTGACATTAGCCGTCTTCTTAGAGGACTGCAAAGTGATTGCACCAATCATGCCGTTGCGACCTTGGTACGCTTCAGCAAAATTGTCAGCCAAGTCGATGATATTCTCATAGAACTTTTGCAACGCTTTGTGCTTGGAATAGCTGCGTGTGTTCAGATGTACGCTATGCGTCACGTCACGCGCTAGGAAAAACATTCCTACGAAATCTGCAACTTTCATTGTTGTGGTTCCATCATTGGTGGTTGCATCATGCCTTGGTCAGGCGGCATCATGCCCTGATCCATAGGTGGCTGCATCATGTCTTGCTCCATAGGCGGCATCTCAAACTGCTGGCGCTGCGGTGCGCCGCCAATCAAATCACCCGTATCTAAGGCGGCTGCAACCGTGCCCATCACAATGTCTTGAATCTGTTCAAAGGTCATGCCCGCTTGAACGGCTGAAATACGCTTGGTTTCAGCATCGAACGCCTTGATTTGCGCCTCATAGTTCTTGCGCTCAATGTCTTGTGCTTCCATAGACTTAGACACGTTTTGCAGCATCCCGTGCATCTGCTCCATCTCTTTAGCCATTGCTTGCATTTGTTGCTCGGCGGCTTGCAAGGCTGGGTCTTTGTCACCGTCGTCCATCAATTTAGGATCAATGGTCTTGGCAAAGCGTTTAGCCATCTCTTGTGCGCCAGGCCAATCCATGTTCTTGATAAACAGATCGCCCGCGACCGCCCACAGTTGTGGGTTGCCTTGCAGCAATTGACCCATGGACTCCAACGCCTCTTGGCGTTTGGTCATGTAGCTTGGGCCGGTTGTAACCATCACGTCGTAGGTGCCAACACCAGGGTTGTAAATCCGATCAATTTCTATACCGTTTTGGTCAACTATTTTCTTAACCGGTTCTTGCTGCATGGGGTCGATCTTGGCTGAGTCAGGCTCACCGTCCTCGCCCATGATTCTAGCTACCCGCTGCGTGTCGTAGATTTTAGGCACTAAGCCAATGATCTGACGGGTAATGTGCCGAATGGCGCGAGCCAAATTATCAACGTAATGATAAGTGCCGGTATCGGTCTGACGCTCACGCGCCATGATAGCCTTGCCTGAACGCTCGTTAGAGGTTGCACCAAGGCTAGAGTCATATTGCCCTGTTGTTGACTTAATATCGTCGCTGGCGCCCGCTTTGGCTTGCAGCAAGCCACTTGAGGCCATAGGGGGTTGGGCGCGTTGGGGGAGCGGCAATGTACCGCCCGCGCCGTCGGTCACATCAGGGTTAACTTCAAGGTAAGGCCAGTTGGTCGTGTTAGCTGTTTTCCATTGGGTTTCGTAGCCCTCAAACTGCCCGCCGTAGCCGATAAACGGTGCTTTGGGTGCCAAGGCTAACATCTCAGCCTCTTGGCTTACCCAATAGTTGTACATCCGTTGAGCGTCTTTGGCGTTACGCACAATGCCTGACACATGAATGCGCCCGTCGATCTCAAATTCGTTGCCGACCACACGCACAACCGGAATCCAATCGCCCGCCCAATCGTTAGACTCTAGCACTTCAAAACCATTAATCTTGCAATGCTTGACCTTCTTGACGTCCACAATACGGCTTTTGATCGGCTTCATGCCCATCTGAACCATTTGCTGGTCTTCGGGTGAGCCCTTCATGGCACTAACATTACCGTAGTACAAATGTAATACTGCTTTCTCATGCTCAACGTAGTAATAATCGGCAATCCGAATAGTATCTACACTTAACCAAGGTGCGTAGGATTCGTTACCCACGCTTTGCGCTTGTAAGGACGACACAGGTTGTGCATCCGGAAACATACGCTCAAAGTCTTCGAGCATTAAGTCTTCGGTTACAAAACACCATTGTGCGTCTGAGCCACACGGGTCTTGGATGGTTGGATCCATGTAGACTGAGAATGAATTGCGGATACGCCCGATCTTGATGTTTTGATCAAACGAATTAGGGCTTTCATACTCGGTAAGCAGCCGGATATACCCTTCACCATACGCCACTTGGTTCTCACAAGCGGTGTCATACGCCACATCTGCGTCAGACATATACTCAATGTGACGCACCATGCCGTTGAAAATCTCAGCGACCTCAACGTCAGCCTTGTCGTCAGCGGGGATTACTTTTCCGCTAGGACGATTTTGGCGTTGATCATTGGTGACTTGTCTGACGTGCTGGGGGAGTTTGTTGATGGTAAGGCAGGGGCGCGCGTTGATGGTTTGACCTTGAACCGAGCCCCGAGTAGCCAACACGTCGGCTGGCCATTGGAACTGGTTGTCGGGACTTGCTGCGTAGAATCGAAGATCATCAAGTTCATCCTCACGGCTATCAGAATAGGCGGCAATCGCCATTGTCATGCGATGCAATGCGGTTTCTATGATGTCTTTGTCTTTCATACCAATCCGATTACGTCCTTGTCTTTCATCAGGATCAAATCTTCGTATTTGCGGTCAATTGTACCGCTGTACATGACATGATCACCTACGCTCACCATTAAAGGCCGTTTGGAGTCTTTTTTGCCAGGCCCGACTGCCACGACCACGCCTGTGCGGGTGTCTTCCTCGGGCAGGATTAACAACCCGCTTTGCACAAACGGGTCGGGACGCACCGCAATATTGTCGTGTAGAGGTTGGATCATTTTTTCTTTGCAGTTTTGGCTGATTGTTTAAAGTCTTTGGCAGTCGGGGCGTTTTTTGACCCGACTTTGTTCATTTTCTCGCCCGAGCCCTCTTTAATGCGCTCGCGTTTTGCGTGAATATTTGCGTAGAGTCCAGTTTTCAACATTTCCACCTTTTTAAAGATGCCTTTGCACGTTCGCCGTCTTTGGCATGGGCTGCAACCGCACCCATTCTTGCACAAAAGGACGCCTTGCGCCCCTTATCTGCATCAGTCTTAGGGTTGGGGGCGGGTGCTTTTAGGTTTGAACCGGTTTCTGCATTGTACTTGGCTCGACCTTTGGCGGTAAGCCCAGCACCCTCTTTTGTGGAGAGTTTTTCACCTCGCCCCACAGATAAAGATACCGTTTTCTTAGCCATTATGCACAATGAATGATTGCAAAGTTAAGGACAACAGCCTCAGACAAAGAGCCGCCGCTAATGTTACGCAAGGTAATAGTTGCCGAACCCGCGGCCATGCTAGACACCCAACAGTTGTAAGCACCGGCAGTTGCCGCACCCGACACGTTCAAGATTAGTACGTCTTTAGCTGACAATAAGCTGTTAGTCAGCGTAAAGGTCACGTTGGTCACAGTCGCCAGTGAAGCGTTGTTCATCGTAATCTGACCGGCTGACGTATTTAGCGTCACACCGGTAGATTTGCTAGTAAGCTGAGTGACCGCACCTTGTGCCGGAGTTCCATAACCAATCTCTGTGTCTGCGTAAACAGTTGTACCTTCGATTGTGCTAGGTGTTGCTAAGCCAATAGGCGAATTGTCAACGGTACCGCCAGAGATAATTTGATCGCTATACGCGACACCGATTGCTTGTGTATTAGGCATTTCAAGCTCCCATCCAAGAAGTTTGTAAACTATTAGTTGATTGACTACGGCGCTTTGGTTCTGCGTACTCTCGGTGCGCGACGGGGAATGCAAACGTCACGCATATAGCATCTGCTGCATCAGGCGAGGCTAACCCTCGCGCTTTCATGTCCTTCTTAGACTCTAAAAAGATCGTACCTTTAGAGTCGGGCTTCATTACAGGTGATATTAAATCAGTTTTAAGTACTCTGTCACTAGGAAT